CGCTGAAGCCCGTCAAGGCGTTTGAGTACCAAGACCATGAAGCACACATGAGGGTGCATATGGTGCTCAAGAATGATCCGCAGATTAAGGAACAGATGAAGAACAACCAAATGGGCAGTGCGATTAATTCTGCTCTAGATGCCCATATCCGAGAACACTTGGCATTCATCTTCCGCGATCAAATCGAAGAAGAGCTTGGTGTTCCGCTTCCCCCGGCGAACCAGCCGTTGCCGAACGATGTCGAGAAGCGGCTTAGTACGTTGGTTGCCGACGCGGCTGACCAGATGTTGGGCAAGAAGAAGGCTAAGGCGAAAGCGGAGAAGGACGCGCAGACGCAAAAAGATCCTATCGTGCAGCAGCGTGAGAAGGAACTACAGATCAGACAACAGGATGTCCAGCGTCGAGCGCAAGCGGATCAAGCTAAATCGCAGTTGGAGCAGCAGAAGCTTGCGGCCACACAGCAAGCGGGTCAGGAGAAGAATCAGATTGAGCGCGAGAAGATCGCCTCCAAAGAACGTTCCGATGCCGCTGCGCTGGAACAAGAACGCCAGGAAATGTTACTTAAATCTCAGATTGATCAAGAACAGTTTGATGCTGAACAAGAGGTTGAAGGCGTTAAGGTTGGATTGGAGCAAGAAAAGTTCAAGGCCGAACAGGAATCTGATGCCGTGAAACTCAGGTTGGAACAAGAAAGGTTTGACGCCGAACAAGAAGCTGAAGGCGTGAAGTTTGGCTTGCAGATGTCGGAGAAAAAGAAGGATGAGTGACAGCGATGATGTTCTCTCGTTGCTTAAAAAGAAATTGAGGGATCAGATGAACGAGATAGCCGATTCGGTTTCCATTGGTTCGGCACAAAACATTGAAGAATATCGTAAGATGTGCGGTATCATCGAAGGATTGGCGCGGGCTGAACGGGATATTTTGGATATAGAGGATCGACTTAGAGAGTTTTAGTCTTATTCACGTTAGTACCATGTGGTTATACCAATCAATCGCCTTATAGGCGCAAAAAACGAGAGGTCCAAGTGGCTACGCTCGCAGCAGAAGTTGTTGAAGAACAAGATCCACGTTATGCATCGCAATTACCGGAGCCAAAGGGCTACAAACTCTTAATTGCACTCCCAGAAATAGAGGAAACCACCGAAGGTGGCATTATCAAGTCTGCTGAATCCCAACATCAGGAGTCCATTGCCACCGTTGTGGGGTGGGTTATGTCCATGGGACCAGATGCCTACGTGAATTATGCCCGATTTCCCAATGGGCCGTACTGTCAGGTGGGTGATTGGGTCGTTTTTCGCGCTTTTTCGGGCACCAGAATCAAAATTCATGGCAGAGAGTTCCGTTTGATCAACGATGACACCGTAGAAGCGGTCGTAGAAGACCCCAGAGGGGTGGAGAGAGCCTAAAATGAGTGATGAAATCGGAAGGATGAGCAAAGAAGACAAGTTTTTGGGCGTTAGAACCACGATTGAGCCTCCTGCGGACGCAGATACGGGTACTGACGGTGAGGTTAAGGTCGAAGTCGTGGATGACCGCCCAGTAGAGGACCAAAGGGCTCCTTCGGAGGCAGTGGCCGATGATGATGGCTCTGCATCGGACGCAGAACTTGCACAATTGGGAAATCGCGCCCAAAAACGCATAAAAAAGCTGAAATGGGAGTACCACGAAGAGCGTAGGGCCAAAGAAGCGTCAGATCGCCTTGCAAATGAGGCTGTCAACTACACACAGAACCTTCAAGTTGAAAATCAGCGGCTTTTGAAGCTTATTCAGGACTCTCAAGACGCTTTGACGGCGCAAAGTAAGAATCGGGCAGACGTTTCACTCACAATTGCCCAAGAAAACTTCAAAAGAGCGCATGAATCGGGTGATAGCGAACAAATCACCATTGCACAGCAGCATTTGACTAATGCACAGCTTGCCCAAGCCTATGCTCCTGCGGTTTCGCAAAAAATTATCGATAATTGGAAGCAGCAGGTGATGGCGGAGGATCGACAGGTTGCGAATCAGCAACAACAGTACGTTCCAGAGCCGATTCAGCCAGATGCGAAGGCGATGGAGTGGCAAGATCGTAATTCTTGGTTTGGCACCGACAAGGAAATGACCAGCTTTGCTTATGGTGTACACGAGAGGTTGGTTGCAGACGAAGGTATTGACCCAGAGTCTGAACAATATTATGAATTGATTGATTCTCGTATGAAAGAAGTCTTTCCTACGCAATTCGGTGATAATGGCCAGCGCACCAGTTCTACGATGGTTGTTGACACTGCACCGCCTCAAAGAAAATCCGTGGTAGCGTCTGCTTCTAGAAATAGCGGAGTCATGCCACGCACCGTCAGGTTGACGGAGACCCAAGTCAAACTCGCGAAACGTTTGGGACTTACTCCTCAGCAATATGCTGCTCAGGTAATGAAGGAGATGGTCTAATGGCTAAAGAACGCGCTCCACGGAAACCAAGGGAACTCGAAAGCCGTGAAAAGGAAATTCGGGAACAATCTTGGGAACCCGCTTCCATACTTCCAGACCCAGAACCGCAGGACGGATGGGTGTTCAGATGGATACGAACTTCTATGGTAGGCAGTCCAGACAACACGAATGTGTCAAAGCGTTTTCGTGAAGGATGGGAACCTGTCAAATCCGAAGATCATCCAGAACTTCAGATTATGAGCGATCATAAGTCGGAATGGGGAGAGAAGGGTGGTATTGAGGTTGGTGGATTATTGCTCTGCAAAGCACCAGATGAGTTGGTGGAACAAAGGCGTGCCTATTACAGGAATCACGCCGAATCGCAGATGCAAGCAGTTGATAACAATTACATGCGTGAGAGCGATCCACGGATGCCTGTTCTCGCGCCTGATCGTAAAACTCGTGTAGCGTTTGGTAAGGGAACTCGCTGAATGCTGCTCGACTGACATTCAGAGGTATATATGGCTACTACAGCAGCCCCATACGGGGCCAGACCCATTGGCACTCTTAGTGCTTCGGGTTCATTCACCAGCAAGACTAGAAATCTGCCGATTATCACGACTTACGGCACACAGATTTCTAATGGTGATTTCGTGAAGGTCGCATCGGATGGTACTATCGCGAAGGATACTGGTACTACCGCTCTGACCGCAGTTGGAATCTTCTTGGGTTGCTCTTATACGGACCCGACTACTAGCCAGAAGACGTTTTCAAATTATTGGCCTGCATCGAATGCGGCCACTGATGCGATGGCGTATGTGCTTGACGATCCTTTCGTCGTTTTCCAGATGCAATCCGACGAAGCGTTGAACACCACGGATCGTGGACTCAATGCATCCGTTGTTGTGACAGCCGGTAATACTACTTTCGGTAAGTCCAAGAACGCACTTGATGGTAGCACTCCAGCAACAACGAACACGCTGCCCCTTCGCATTATCGATTTCGTTGACGGGCCTAGCAGCCTGCCCCCGAAGGGGACTACGGCGAGTGATACTTATCCAGATGTTATCGTGAAGTTCAATGCTGCGTCTAGCGGGTCAGCTTCTAATCATTCCTATTTGAACGCCACAGGCGTTTAGGAGACTGACAAATGGCTATTTCACGCGCACAACTTCTAAAAGAACTACTTCCGGGCTTGAACGCGCTCTTCGGGATGGAGTATGCTCGTTATGACGATGAGCATTCTGAAATCTACGAGACGGAAAGTTCGGATCGGTCCTTTGAAGAAGAAGTGAAGCTTTCGGGCTTCGACGCTGCACCCGTGAAGGATGAGGGTGACGCGATTTCGTATGACGCCGCACAGGAGAGCTTTACGGCTCGTTACAATCACGAGACTATCGCCATGGGCTTTGCCATCACGGAAGAGGCTATGGAAGACAATCTCTATGATTCCTTGTCGGCTCGTTACACCAAGTCCTTGGCTCGCGCCATGGCTCACACCAAGCAGGTTAAGGCTGTTGTTCCATTGAACAATGGGTTTACCAACGCTTATCAGAGCGGCGACGGTGTAAATCTTTTCACGGCGTCAAGTGATGGCGTAACTGGTGGTGACGGTCACCCGCTCGTTTCAGGTGGCAAGAACTCCAACCGTCCAGCGACTGCCGTTGACCTCAACGAGACTTCTCTTGAGGCCGCTGTAATTCAGATTGGCAAATGGACCGATGAGCGTGGCCTGATGATCGCTGCTCGTCCCCAGACGCTCGTTATCCCGCCCGATTTGCAGTTCGTGGCGACACGGGTAATGAAATCTGAGCTTCGTCCTTCAACTGCGGACAACGACATCAACGCAGTGCGTTCGATGGGTGTTGTTCCTGGCGGGACAGTTGTGAATCACTTCCTGACCGATACGGATGCGTGGTTCCTTCTTACCGACATTCCGAATGGGATGAAGCACTTCAATCGTGTGTCCCTGGAAACGAGCATGGACGGTGATTTCGATACCGGAAACGTTCGCTACAAGGCTCGCGAGCGGTACAGCTTTGGTGTCTCCGATCCCCTTGGGATCTGGGGTTCACCCGGAGCGTAGTATAAAGACGCAAAAAGCCAACTCCGTTTTTTGCGGTGAAATAGTGCCGCCGAGAGGTTCGCGTTAGTTAGATTGGCTCATTAAGTTGGGTGAGTCCTGACAGTGGGGTGACGCGGCCAGAGTACAATAGTATAGATGAAGGGCGGGTGCGATCAAGTTGTCAATTTACACGCAGTTGACGACAACCCAAGCGCTCATCGTTTGATCGTGCCCGCCCTGAATCTCGTTCTGGGATACATAGTCCCGGCGACTGGCCCAGCAGACGTTACAAAGACTTCGGGACGAATCCTTTTGTAAGAAGGTAAAGTTATGGCTAACACAACTTTTTCAGGACCAGTCAGATCCGAAGACGGATTTGACGTAGTATCGAAAAGCTCAACAACGGGCGCATTCACGACGGAATTCAGCTTAGACGGATCGGGGTTGCAGGTTACTCCCATTACGTTCAGTGATGCCGACACCACCCTGACTGCCACTGCTAATGCTGGCAGGGTCAATGTTGTTCCGGCGATCACCGGAAACCGGACACTCACCCTTCCGTCGCCTACGGCGGGGGTGTGGTTCAAGTTTATTTATGGTGGTGCGGCAGAAGAGGCGGAGAATCTGATCTTTGATACGGGTTCCGACACCAATTACTTCATTGGTGGTGTTATCCATTTGGATTCCAACGCAGATAATGTTTCCGTGTATGCCGATGGTAATTCAAACTCTATACTAACCTTGACGGATTTTGGTTTATTTGAAATCAATATTCTGGCGAAAGATTCAACAAATTGGATCATTTGGGGTCATCAGGAAGGTGCAGATGTACCTGCCTTTTCCGATCAGTAAGAGATGATTAGTTGAATTGAGATAAGGCCACTCATCTAGGATTGGCCCTCTCGCGAGGGTTGATTCCGGGACCGTCGTTCGCGTGTCTGCCAAGACTTTGCGCGGACGGCGGTGGGGTGGGTAGTCGTATCTCCTATTGCGAACGGGGCTAAGAGTCCTGTCCTCGCGGGGAGAATCAGAAGATGGCTGATGCAGTAACGTCTCAAACTATCCAAGACGGCGACCGCATCGCCGTTATGAAATTCACCAATATCTCCGATGGTAGTGGTGAAGCCGCAGTTACGAAGGTCGATGTATCCGCACTTCAAGCTGAATCCGGTACGGGAAGAGCCTGCGATGGCGTGACGATTCAGCAGATGTGGTACGACTGTTCCGGTATGACCGTAGATATTCTCTGGGACGCCAGCACTGATGTTATCTGCTGGACGCTCAGTGGCTACGGATTCTACGATTTCCGCCAGGCTGGACCCCTTATAAATAATGCGTCTAGCCCAACCGGGGATGTAAATTTCACCACTACAGGCCACTCAAGCGGTGATCGTTATACCGTTATGATGGCAATGAGGAAGAGCTACTAATGGCTAAAAAAAGTACTGATAAGGAAAATACTTCCTTTCCCGAGTATAATGAGGTTGCAAAGAAAAAGGCGGCGATTGATCATAATTGGGGTTATTACAGCAAATTGGTCGCCAATTATCCCGATCATGAAGAAGAAGTGGCCCATACTAGTCATATTGCTTTGGAGTATCCCGACTGGAAGGCGTTTTAATTATGCCGTTCAAGAGCGAGAAACAGAGGAAGTGGATGCACGCCAACGAACCTGAGATGGCGGAAAGGTGGGAACGAGAAAAGGCGCATGGTGGACTCGTTAAAAAAGCGATTACTAACGAGTTTTCCAAACAAGGTTCTTTGCAGGATTTTGCGGAAATGAGAAGTGGTGGCTTGATCGGCAATGGATCTCTGACGCCTGGAAAGGTTGTCGAGTTTAAGAAGAAGCACAAAGAAAACTTTGGGGATAAGTGATGGCGACTTCTGGAACCTCTGCATTTAACCTCGAAATTTCAGAGGTGATCGAAGAGGCATTTGAGAGATGTGGCCTTCAGTCTAATACAGGCTACGATATTGAAACGGCTCGTAGATCTCTCAATCTCTTGAGCCTTGAGTGGGTGAATCGTGGCCTCAACTTCTGGACTGTCGAGCAGGGCACCAAAACTTTGACGGCAGGAACTTCTACGGTCACCATGGATTCGGATACCGTTGATTTGATTCAGTATTGGATTCGTGATGGATCTGGTACTACACAAAGCGATTTGCCGCTCTCGCGGTTTAGTGTATCCCAGTATTCCACGATCCCGAATAAACTCACCGAAGGGCGTCCCGTAAATTTGTACATCGACAAGCAACGTGATGCTCCGGTTGTTTATTTTTGGCCCACGCCTAGTAAAGCTTACACGTTTGTTTATCAGCAAATACGGCGTATTGAGGACACGGGTGCTGTGGGATCTACTGATCCAGATGTGCCCGCCCGTTTCCTCCCGGCATTGGTATCTGGCCTCGCCTATATGATATCGCAGAAGTATCCAGAAGCATTTGTGCGCTCCCCCGAACTTAAAGCTGAATACGAATTTCAGTGGCAATTGGCGGAACAGGAAGATCGTGATAGGGCTTCTGTCCACTTTGTGCCCGGAGGCTATTCCTGATGGCTAAGTATGCCAAAGGTAAGTATGCGTTTGGGTTTTGCGACCGCACGGGATTCAGGTATAAGCTCAAAGATCTTGTGCCTCAGATTAAGGCTGGTCGTATGACGGGTCTTATGGTAGGCAGGAATATGCTAGATCAAGATCAGCCGCAGAACTTTTTAGGCAGGCTTGGTGATTATGCTGACCCACAGGCAATTAGAAATCCACGCCCTGATTTATCACAAGATGCCAGCAGGGAGCTGTTCGCATTCGATCCCGTAGGAAATGGTAATGGGGGTGGATCGGGCAACATTGTGGCGCATGGACAAGTCGGGACCGTGACGGTGACCACATGACCTACGCTGAACTGACTGCGGCCATCAAGGATTATTGCGATAACACGGAAACGAATTTCGTGGCTGCGATCCCCACGTTTATTAAGCAGACTGAACAACGTATTTATCGTTCCGTCAATCTGCCCGTGAACCGCAAGAATGTCGCAGGCACCATCACTGATGGTAACCAATACCTGTCGATGCCCACGGACTTTTTGTTTCCACTGTCTTTGTCGATTACCAGTTCTAGTAACCAGATTTTTTTGCTGAACAAGGACGCGAACTTCATCAGGGCAACGTATCCTAATGCGTCCACCGAAGGGGTTCCGAAATATTATGGTGTTTTCGATGTTGACACATTCATAGTTGGCCCTACGCCTAACGCTGATTTTGTTACGGAGCTTCATTACTACTATCAGCCAGCCTCAATCGTTGACACGAGCCCTTCATGGTTGGGCACGAACGCCGATACGGTTCTACTCTATGGCTCTTTAGTGGAAGCATATACCTATATGAAAGGTGATGCGGACATGATGCAGTTGTATCAGCAGCGATATCAGGAAGCACTGGATCTTCTGAAGATGCAGGCAGAGGGACGCATGACTGTTGATGAGTACAGAGATGGCACAATCAGAGTGCCTGTTCACTGATGTTTACCGGAGAAGTGGGCAACGTCATGGTCACCACGACCAACAATACCACCCTTGGGCCGGATCATTGGGCAACACGGGCATCCGATCAGATTGTGTCCGTAGGCAAGGGCGCACATCCTCTGATAGCGGAGCAGGCGGCAGAGTTCAAGGAGTTCATTTACAAGGCCGTGAAGTACTATATGTACGAAGCAATCAATGAAGATCGTTCCAGGGTTGTTACTCTGTTGCGTTCAGCGGGCCACAACGATCTGGCTAACTCAGTGGAGAAGCTATAATGGCATTTTCAGGGAATTTTATGTGTACCTCCTTTAAAAAGGAATTGATGGAAGCAAAGCACAACTTCCTCAATTCAGGCGGTAACACCTTTAGGATGGCTTTATATGATGATGATTCTTCATTCACTGCCGCTACTACAGCGTATACTTCAACCGATGAAATAAGCGGCACGAATTATACTGCCAAGGGAGAATCACTTACACGGGTAGATCCTACGACGAGTGGTACGACCGCCTATACTGATTTTGCTGATGTTTCGTGGTCTACTGCTACGTTTTCGGCCATGGGTGCAATGATTTTTAATGATAGTGCGAGCGGTGATCCGTCTGTTGTTATTTTAGATTTTGGTGCATTGAAAACGGCCACTGCTGGTACGTTTACGGTTGCTTTTCCTGCGGCAGACGCGAGTAACGCGATTATTCGTATAGCGTAGCATGGCAAATGTAACAGGCTGGGGCCGATCTACTTGGGGTTCCGGTACTTGGGGTGAGCCAGTACCCGTTGAAGTAACGGGTGTAGCTGGAACGGGTAGCGTTGGAAGTGTTTCGGTAACAGCCGATGCCAATGTTACCGTAACAGGGGTTGCTGGTACTGGGGCAGTAGGATCGGTCACGGTAGCCGCAGATGCCAATGTTTCCGTCACTGGTCTAGCGGGAACAGCATCGGTAGGAAGCGTCACTGTAACGGGTACTGCAAATGTTACGGCGACGGGAATAGCCGGAACGGGTGCAGTTGGCTCTGTAACGGTGACAGGTGATGGAAGTGTTTCGGTAACAGGATTGGCCGGAACAGCCGCAGTTGGTTCGGTATCGGTGACGATTGACGTTTCGATAGCGGCTACCGGGGTCGCGGCGACAGGTGGTGTAGGTTCGGTAACGGTGACGGGAGATGGAAGTGTAACCGTCACCGGAGTTGCGGGAACGGGTGCGGTAGGAAGCGTTACGACGAGTGTCAGTCAGTATATCGACGTAACGGGTGTAGTAGGAACGACGGGAATAACTGGGGTCAACGTATGGAGCATAATAGATGATTCACAGACGCCGGATTGGGGAGTTATAGATGATTCACAAACACCGGGATGGTCGGAGGTGTCGGATTCACAGACACCGGGATGGGCTGCTGTAGATGACTCACAGACACCGGGGTGGTCAGAAGTATCCGATTCGCAGACGCCTGATTGGGAAGTTGTGCCTTCATAAGAAGCTAGGAATAAAAAATGGCAACATACGTCAATAATCTGAGATTGAAGGAAATTGCTACAGGTGCCGAATCTGGTACTTGGGGAACCTCTACGAATACGAATCTGGAACTTGTCGGTGAAGCTCTTGGCTATGGTACGGAAGCGTTGACGACAAACGCCGATACGCAGACGATAACCATGGCTGATGGCGCTGCCGACGAGGTTCGGGCGCTTTATCTCAAGATCACCGGGGCGTTGGATTCCAATTGTACGATTACGCTCGCCCCGAATACGGTCAAGAAAGTATGGATCATTGAGAACGCTACTACCGATTCCGGTTCATCCGGCCCCTACAGTATCATCATAAGTCAGGGTTCCGGGGCCAACGTCACGATTGGCAACAGCAAGGTTTCGGTCCTTTATACCGATGGCGCGGGAGGTAGTGCTGCGGTTGTCGATGCGCTGACCGATCTGGTCGTAACCGACAGCCTTCAAGTTGCTGGTCCTACCCTGACCGTTGGTGATGCTGCGGCGGAAGACACGAAACTACTGTTCGATGGTAATGCCAAAGACTTCTATGTAGGCTTGGATGATAGTGCCGATAAGCTGGTTGTTGGAGTAGGATCGGCTGTAGGCACGAACAGTATTCTTACGCTCACCGATGATATCGTCACGGTTGGCGATGGAACGGCTGTCGATACGTCGATTGTGTATGACGGAAATGCCAAGGACTTCTATATCGGATTGGATGACAGCGCCGATGAATTAGTCATTGGAGAGGGATCGACTGTTGGTACGAACAGCATTCTTACGCTCACCGACGACAGCGTTACCATTGGTGATGGAGCGGCTATAGATACCAAGATCGTCTATAACGGGAATGCTCAAGATTACTATATCGGGCTGGACGATTCTGCGGATGATCTAGTGATTGGTCTTGGATCTACTGTCGGAACGACTCCTGCTGTCACGATTGACGAGGACCAAAAGGTTGTATTTCCTGCGGCACACGTAACGGTGGGAGATGGAACCGCCGAAGATACTGCGCTGATTTACAATGGTAATGCCCAAGACTACTACATCGCTCTTGATGACTCAGCAGATGATTTGGTAATCGGTCTGGGGCCTACCATTGGTTCCACTGCGATTCTTTCGATGACCGAAGATCAGCACATTAGTGTACAGGCGACAAAGAGGATCTATCTGGATGGATTAGGCAATACTTTTATACGGGAATCCGCAGCGGATATTATCATGCTCACCACTGGTGGCACTGACCGTTGGAAGTTTTCTGGCGCTAACTTTTTGGCAGAGGCAGACGATAATAACGATATCGGTGCGGCAGGAGCGACTAGGCCACGCGATGTTTATGTCGGCACCACCGTTCAAATAGGTGATAACCCCGCAAGTGCTGGGACCTTAAGGCTACAGAAGAACTTTGGGATCTTCACCCGGAATAACGCAAACGATGCGAACAAGGTAGTTATATCCGAAAACACCATAACAGGAAATGACACTTTGGACATCGGTGATAACGGAAAATGGTCTGCTATGCGCTTCCATGTTTCAACTGCCAATGTGATGGAGCTTACCGCTACAGCTATCAACCTCAACAAAGCCGTGACGATGAATAACGCCGCGATCAAGATGACAGGACTCGCCACGAGCGATCCCGGTGTAGCTGGTCAGCTTTGGAATGACTCCAACGATGTGAAGATCTCAGCGGGGTAATCGGATGACATATGATTGGGAATTTGGTGGGTTGGATTGTTACAAAAGCTCTGAGGGCCAGACAGATGTCGTGTTCGACGTTGTTTGGCGCTTGACTGCTAAGGATGGCGAGTACTCTTGGAGTGATGGGGGACATCTGGAGGTGACCTATACATCAGGTGATCCGTTTATTCCTTTTGAGGATTTGACGGAAGCGGATGTTCAAGGCTGGTGTGAAGCTGGTCTGGATATGGACGCCATCAAGGCGGCTCTTGATGCCAAGGTTGCCGAACAGCAGAGTCCTACGACTGAGGTGTTAGATCCTCCATGGTCAACGTTCGATAATGGAGGTTAACGTGCCTGATATCATATCATTCCTAGCCGTTCCCGCCGCTGCTGGTGCAGCGTGGGGAGGGGTCAAGGTAGGCTTGAATGGTGCCCGTCAATCAATCGCTCAGATTGAGAGAATTGTTAATCGTCTAGATGAAAAGGTGGATAGTCATGGGGAACGCCTCGCGTCGGTTGAAGCGGAGACAGCTAACCTCAAAGAAAGGATCGCAGATGTCAGAAAATAAGGAAGTTGAAAATATTTCTGGAGATGTGCCGACAGAGGAGAAAACAAATGGTATCTCTACTAGAGACATTTACTTTTCTTTAGAGCAAGCCGATTTAGCCAAGAATTTGCTTCAGGCCGTGAATGAATGTCGTGGCGCACACATTGATGCTCAGTCTAAGTGGGAAGCTTTTCTTGTAGGCATAGGTATGCAATCCGGCGATGAGATTGTCGGGGGTGACTTAGATAGCAATGATCCGAATAGTCGCTGCTTAACGGTTTCGAGGACTAACGGCGTCATTGGACAATAACAGCGATGTCATTTACCAAAATCGCACCCACGGCTGGACTTGTTACGGATGGTACTAGGTATTCTGCACAGGGTACTTGGTATGATTCTGATAAGGTGCGATTTCGTAAGGGATTCGCTGAAAAGATCGGTGGTTGGGTCAAGTATGTTTTGGCGACTTATTTAGGGACTGCCAGAAAGCTCCATGACTGGGTTACCGATTCCGGTAACAAGTATGTTGGGGTTGGGACGAACCTGAAACTGTATGTAAATCTTGGTGATAATTACCACGACATTACCCCTATCCGTACTACAGCTACTCTAGGAACCGATCCGATAGCGACTGTTAACGGCACTGCTGTTATAACAGTGACCGCAACTTCGCATGGTGCAGTAGCTGGAGATTACGTCACATTGGCTGGATCTGATGCCCTTAACAACATTACTGCTGCTGAAGTAAATACTGAACATCGCATAGTTGCACTTGGAGATCCTAGTGACGCTAGTCCCGATGATAAATTTAGAGTTGTTTGTGCGGACACAGCGGGAGCTACCGATACTGCGGCTGGCGGCACAGGTATAACCGCTGCGTTCCAGATCAATACGGGACTCAACGAATATGTACAGGGTTCTGGTTGGGGCGCGGATAAATGGGGAGGGGATGCAGCCACTGACCTTGGGTGGGGGTCTAGTGCTACTCTGGGGCAGTCTTTGCAGTTGCGCCTGTGGTCGATAGTGAATTTTGGTGACGACATGATCGCCAACCCCCGTCAGGGAAACATCTATTATTGGGACGAAAGTGTAAGTGATGCCACGGGAACTGCCGCCGTAGCACTCAGCGATGTTACACGCCGCACAGTGACTCTTTCAAATGATCCGGTAACGGTTACCAGTGGCGGCACTATTGTCACGATCATCGACAAAGCTGGCCATGGAGCTACCGCCGGGGATACGGTCACAATATCAGGGGTAGACGCAACCATAGGTGGTATAACTGCGGCGAGACTGAATGTAGAGATGACGGTGGCTTCCGTCACAAACAAAGCCACATTCACGGCAGATATTGGCGGTGCAAATGCCAGTGGCACGGCGACAGGTGGCGGCTCTGCCGTCGTTGCAACCTATAAGGCTGGAACCTACTACACGCCCACAGCCGCTCACCAAGTGATGATGTCGGATGTTGCCCGTCATGTCATAGCGTTTGGCTGTAATGACGTTGGTGGAACTGCGATCAACCCACTGCTCGTCAGATGGTCTAGCTCAGGAACCGCTGGGGTATGGGAACCGCTATCAACCAACAGTGCTGGTGGTCAGGAGCTATCGTCCTGTTCGGAGATTGTGGGTGCGATGATGACGCGCCAAGAGATTCTGATATGGACTGATTGCGGTATCGTCAGCATGAGGTACATCGGTAGCCCCTTCTACTTCTCGTTTACAGAGACGGCCAAGGGTATGTCGATGGCGTCGCCTAATGCGGCGGTAAACGCAGGTGGTACGGTTTACTTCATGGATCGCGGTGCGTTTTACACCTATACCGGAACGGCACAGAGGCTTGTGTGTCCCATATTGGGCACCGTGTTCGATGACTTTGATGACAGCCAAGCCTACAAGGTGGTTGCTGGATCGAACACAGATTTTTCCGAAGTTATATGGTTCTATCCATCTGAGTCTGGTAACGGTGAAATCGACAAGTACGTCATCTTCAACTATGCCGAAAATATCTGGTATAACGGAACGATGGCGCGTGGAGGATGGAGTCATGCGGGCACGAAAGCTTATCCGCTCGCTTCTTCGATACGGGAAAGGGATTTAGGTACTACCCCGATAGCGACATCTAGTAGTTCTGGTACAGTCACGGTCACAGATTCAGGACATGGGCTAAAGGTCGATGACGAGATTATTTTGCAGAACGTATCGACGGTTGGTGGTCTTTCGACCGTGGTGCTGAACAATCAGCATACCGTCGCATCCATCACGGATGCGAGCACCTACACGATTACCTTAGCTGATGCCGCCACATCCTCTGCCACGGGCGGTGGAGACACGGTGAAGGGTATATATCCAAACCTGCTGTACAGTCACGAAAACGGTCATGATGATGATGAGTCAGCGATGACGGCCTATATCGAAACGGGCGACATTGAGCTTGGTGAAGGTGATCAATTCTGGTCACTGCATAAAATCATACCAGACATCCAGTTCAGGGGTGGTGATTCCTCTGATGAAGTAACAATCAGCCTGAACGGACACAATTATCCCGCACAAGCACAATCTGAGATAGCGAGTGCCACGGTCACATCTGCCACAGATCAAGCGTTTATTCGTGGCAGGGCCAGACAGGTGTCGATGAAGGTGCAGAGTACAGGTGCCGGATATGGTTGGCGTGTCGGCCATATACGACTCGACGGCAGAACGGATGGCAGACGATGAGCATCAAGGTCTATCGTCCGCTCAACCGCGCACCGCATGAATACGAAGAATACGATGAGAGTATGTCCCGCAGGACCATTGAACAAAACTTCCAAGATGTCAGTAGTGACATCCATGCCGTGAAGATACAAGCTGATAAAGACAGTTCTCTGTCACTCCGCAAATATCAGTTTTTATTGCTTGGTGCTAGTAATGGCTGATACCTTAAAGGTACTGGGGCAATCAGCACCGTCAGCGACAACGAATACCGATCTGTACACGGTACCGGCCGCTACTGTAACGACGGTCAGTTCTATTGCCGCCTGCAACCGCTCCGGTGGGGCACTCACCTTCAGGGTGGCTGTGCGACCATCGGGCGCAACCGTAGCGAATGAGCATTACATCTACTACGGGAAATCGGTTGCCGCCAACGACACGGTATTCATCATCGTTGGCATAACCTTAAGCCAAAATGATGTCGTCACTATCTATGCGAGTTCAGGCGATATGTCGTTCAGCATCTTCGGCGTAGAGACGAGTTAGATATGATTCAAGGTTTTAGACACGGTGGGGCCTACGGTCCTGGCGCTGGCATGGGTAGGTTGCGTGGGCAATTTCAACAGCGAGCGTTACAGCAACAGCAACCTCAGCAGATGCAGCGTCTTCAGCAGATGCAGCGTCTTCAGCAGATGCAGCCTAGTGACTTCAACCCACAGCAACTTGAGCAGCAGATACCACAGACCATGGTTGGTATATCTCCGATACAAAAACTGAAGCAGTTAGAGGGGGAAAGGATATCGGGTTTTGTCCCATCACGGACTGATGACATTCCGCGTCAGAGGTTTGTGGAGCCACAGATCACCGGGTTTCCGGTACCGCAACCACCCACCTCAAGCGACTACGGTGTCCCACAGGCGGGACCGCAGGTAGGGGTTATTGCACCGGGGTTTGCTAAACCTATCTCATCTTCTCCATCTGCCGGGGGTGGAGATGGCGCAGGTGGACCTCCAACGAGTTGGAAAATGAGTATTGAGCCAATGGCTTATGGTGGCATGGTTCCGGGTTATCAGACTGGTGGTATGCACTCTGATACCTTATCTACGGTTGCTCGCCAGCCTTTCCTCAATAGACCCGAATATACTTTTCCTAATGAAATGATGGCGTGGAAGGAAGGTCGTTCACCCATGCGCGATCCAGATTTCTTGAAATTATTACCGGGGGGTAATGATGATTCCCGCAGTGCAGCATATTTACAGGCGTTAGAGGCAGTACGGGAGGCGGAAGACAGAGGTAGTCCTGCTAATATTTATACTTCCTTCAGTAGTAGAGAGCCTGCTGATTTTTCAGGATGGCGGCAAGATTATGAAGATCCAGATACGAACGAATTTGTAACGAAATTATGGTATATGATAAACAAGGCAAATGAACCGGAAGGCAGAGCTTCCGGTGGCATCATCGGCCTAGCTGGTGGTGGTTATATCCCGATGTACGCAGGTGGGAGGATTCCTGGCTATTGGGGAGGTGGATTCCTTAGAGGATTGGGCAAGGTAATATCCAAGGCAGCGCCTCTGGCAATGAATTTCATTCCAGGTGCTAGTGGATTGAGTGGATTAGCTAAAGCAGGAATAGGTGCATTAGCTCAGGGTGCAGGTGATCTAGCTTCTGATAAGGGCTTAAACGTACAAAGCATGTTGGGTGGTGCGGGCAGATCATATGCGCTCTCAAGTGCTTTGGATAGAATGAGGAATATAGAGGGACTAGAGGATGAAAGCTTGTGGGGATCTCTTGGAAAAGTTCTGACTGACAAAGACATCGGCAAAGAGGCGATGGGAGCACTTGCCGATATCCCGTTCGGTGAGGCTCAAGCATTAGCTGTAACCGAAGCTGCCGCGCAACGAGGCGCACAACAGCAAGCGCAAGACGCGGGTGGTTTCGGAGGGGTTGGGATGGTTAATCCGATGGGCAGCACTGGACGTGTGATGCCCGGATCGGTTGGTGTTGATCCTGCTAGTGGATATGCGAGTCAGATGACCTATGGTCAGCAACCAATCGATTATACGCGGTCGGATGGCGGATTAATTCCCGGTTATCGACGTGGTGGCGCATACGAGGAGGAGGATGAGTATGGGCAACCTGGGTATACGAGAACCGTTGGCACGGCAGGATCTGAGCGTAGTGAAGGTGAACCGACTTCTAGGCGTAGGAGGAGAACTACAGGTAGAAGAAAGCCTTCGCGTAAAAGACAAAGAGAAGTAAGAGAAGCGATACAGCCAGTCGTTCCGAAAACAATGGCCGCAGGGGCCGGAGGGGTTGGTGTCGTTCCTGGGGATTATGAAGGTGAGGAATATGGAGAACCTGAATATGCAGGGACTGTTGGTACAGTAGGATCTGAGCGTGTATCACCGATTCCCGTTGAAACTGACGAGCCTGTCGCTCAACAAATAGCGCCTTATGTACCACGTACCCAAGCGCCAGCTACACCTGTTCCGCCTTCAGGCGCAGGAGGGGTTGGCGTAGTTCCCGGCGACTATGAAGGTGAGGAATACGGGGAGCCTGAATACACGGGCAGAACTGGTACGTCAGGATCTAGACGTGCGCCTCCTCCTTTGAGAGGAGAAGATGAGATTGAGAAGCCAGTAGCACCTCCTCCTGTAGTGGCACCTCCTGTAACAACTCCTGCTCCCTTTGTTCCACAGAACATACCCGGAGATATGACGGAACCCGTTGCCCAACAAATAGCTCCTTTCGTTCCTCGTACCCAAGTACCGATCACTCCTGCTCCGACCTTAGGTGCAGGTGGGGTTGGTGTGGTTCCTGGGGATTATGAAGGTGATGAGTTTGGAGAGCCTGAACCAGCTAGGACTGGTACGTCAGGATCTAGACGTGCTGCGCCTCCTCCTGTTGAAGGTGATGAGCCTGTTGCCCAACAAATAGCGCCTTTTGTTCCTCGTACACCAATACCGGAACAGCCTGCGGTATTTGATCCGACACAGGTTGATGTGGTTAATCGACAACAAGAGTTGGCCGCACAGCAACGTCAAGCGGCGTTAACGGGGCAGCCTACCGCACAGCCGTTCATTCCTTCTGTGCCCGATGAGCCGGGCAATGGTGCGACCGAAGGGCCGGATCAGTTTGAGCCAAGCCGAACAGGACAGCCTACCGCACCAACAAAAAGGGTGAACGAGCCCAGACCCGATGAACAAGCATTAGATGATCTAGACCAAACGATGTTCGCTCCGGCTGATGAGTCTGGCGCAGAGGGTATCGCAACCGGATTTGGGGATTTTTCCGATGTTCCTCCACCTACATTTACACCGGATACTGGCAGGCCGACAAAAGTGATTGAGCCTCCTGAGGGTGTATCCGTATTCGATCCCAATAAAGTGGTGAAGAAAGATGAGGAGGCAACGACTACGGCTTTAGAGAATATGTTAAAAATGGACCCCGACAATGAAGATGCAAGGAAAAGATTAGAAAGAAAGTATGAAAAACAGAATGAAGCAGCGGCTAGAGAAGTAGAGAAAACCGGAGTACCTACAGGTCCGATGAGGGCCGCAGTACCCACGCCCACCACGACTGCGCCTCCACCTCCCCTAGCAACTAGGGCTGGATCAGGCGCGGGATCTGGTTTCTATGGTGAACAGAAATGGTTTGATCCGAATGCCGCCGCTCCTGCCGAGAGAGACATTGGTGGCTTTAGTCCACATGAACTCCCACGAACCGCTGCTGATTTTGCTGCGGCGGGTGATACAGGTGGTGCGGGCCTACTAGACAGATTGAACGCACCCGCTGCTCCGGTACAGAATTATTTGTCTCCTGCGCCTGTACCAGGGGCGGCAGAGGGTGGCCTTATCAGTCAAGTTCCTATGGAAGATCTTGAGAAGTTGGCGAGAGCCGCTCAACAAATTGAAAGTCCCGGTTCCCAGCAGATTATAGAACAAGCTATTGATGATTATGGTCTAGAGCTTGTTCAACAGATCATAAAAGCGATCCAAGAACAGGGTGCGATGACGGCTCCTGATGGCGCTGTGCCAGGATCTGGCATGGCTAGAGGTGGCTTGATCAATGGCGGTGGTGGTGATGCCATGGCTGATGACATCTTGGTGAATGCTGAGATGGGCAGTAACGGAGAAAGGCAACCGATAGCGGTTTCAGCAGGTGAATACATCGTTCCTGGGGATGTTTTGGCACACTTAGGTAGTGGAAACACCTCAGAAGGTGGTGAAGTTATGGATCAGTTTGTGGAGGATGTCAGGGTACAAAGAACTGGTTCGCCCCAACAACCGCCTCCTATTGATTTAAGAGACGTATTGCCGGGCACATATGGTGGAAGATATGCGTAGACGTTATCCAAAATATCAGGCAGGTGGGATGCCTTCTGGGATGCCCACGGACATTCAACGCCTTATCAGAAGAATGTTGGAAGCGAGAACGGATAAGGCGGAGGATGTGATTCCTGACATGGCTTCCGGTGGCGTAGTTGGGCTACTACGGGGTGGTTTTGTGGAGGATAGGCCTCAAGGGCCAGTGTTTGGAACAGGCCCCGATTATGGGCCACCGGAAGAAAATAGACCCCCTTGGCTTGAGGGACTTAGGGATCTGTTGTCGAGACCTGGCGGAGCGATACGAGATGCTGGTAGAGGTCTTGGAAAGGTAGCGGAGAAGCATGGTGATGTTGCAAATAGACTGAGAGGTATTATAGGATTCCAAGCTGGTGGCAGCCCTTATCGGCAGAGAATGCAGCAATCCTATGTGTCACCCGAAGTGGCACAGCCTTATGCTGATCTAACTGGTAAAATCCAGCAAGCAGGCGCACGACCTTATACCCCATACGGTGGACAGCGCCTAGCCGCTACAACCGCTGATCAGGCACTCGCACGGGGTGCTTATGGAGCCTACGGGCGTGGTGCTGGTCCTGTTGGCACACAACAAGCGGCAGCTACCATGGGCCAAGCTGGCCAGATGATTGGTGGTGCCTATCAGGGTGTCGCCGGGCTACAGCCACAATATGCTCAGATGGCTACACAGCTTGGCGGAGCAGCACAAGGTGCATTGGGACAAGCACAGGCTGGCGCACAGGGTATGCAGGATCTTTCTGCTCGCGCTCAGTTACAGGGTCAGCTTGCAGGTGCTGGTATGAGGCAGACCGGAACAGCGGCTCAAGCCGAACAACAGGCTCTGGGTGCCGGACAAGCGGCTGCTGGTCAGGCGGGTCAAGCGCAAATGGCTGGTCTTGGTCAACAGATGGGCACAGCAGGACAAGCGGCGCTAGGGGCACAACAGCAATTTGGTACTGGCATGACGGGCTTGGGAGCAGGTGCTGCAACAGCGGCTCAGACGCGTGAAACTGCGGCGGCAGGACTAGGACAGCAGGCACAACAGGCTGGTGCTGCTGGACAGGCTCAGATGGCTGGATTGGGTACTCAAGCTCAACAGCTTGGGCAAACCGCTATGGGCCAAATGGGTGCTACCGGGCAACAAGCTCTTGGAATAGGCCAACAAGCCATGACGCAAATGGGTGGCTTGGGTGGTCAGGCGGGACAGTTAGGTGCAGATATCAGGGGTCAGTTAGGTGGAACCGGATTACAGGCACAACAAGCTGGTCAGATAGGTGCCGCCGATATAAGACAGGCTGGCCTTGAAGGACAGCAGCTTGGACAACAGGCTCTTGGTCAGATGGGTCAAGTTGGTCAGCGATCCCAGCAACAGGCACAACAAGCTGCCCAGCGTATGCGTGATATAGGTGGACAGGCACCTGATTTGCAAAGGACTGCCAACCTCCAAGATTATATGTCGCAGTATACTGCTGGCGTCACTGATCCCCAGCTACAGCAGTTGATGGAATTCCAGAGGATGCAAGGACAAGAATTGGGGTCAGCGGCGGCACAGCAGGGTGCATTCGGTGGTGCCCGTGCTGATGTCGAACAAAGAAAGTTGAGGGAGCAGACAGGACAACAGGCCGCTGAGATCATCGGTAAAGGACAACAGCAAGCATTTGAGTCTGCACAACAAGCATTCCAAGCCGACAGAGCGGCAAAACAACAAGCCCAGCAAACGGGACTCAGTGCAGAGCAACAAGCGGCGGCAGCGCAATCAGGGGCACAAGGGCAAGCGTTAGCGGCACAGCAGGCAGGATTTGGAGCCGCTCAACAAGGTCAGGCTGGTCGCCAAGCGGCGGCTCAAGCGGCTACCCAAGCGCAACAACAGGGTATTGCCGCCTTACAGCAAGCTCAACAGGCTGGTGGTAGTGCTGCACAGCAGGCCATGGGCCAGCAAGCGCAATTAGCACAGCAAGCTGCTGCTGCTGGCCAACAGGGTGTCGCTGCCCAATTAGCTGCTCAACGGGCTGGTGTTGGTGCGGCTCAAGCAGGTGGCGCACAGCAGATGCAAGCTGCACAACAGGGTATGGCCGCTGGTCAGCAGGGCAGAGACGCACAGATGCGGGCGATGCAGATGGGTATTGGTGCTGGTCAGTATGGCAGTGACGCCCAGATGAGGGCACAACAGCAAGCTGCGGCTATGGGACAGGCTGGTGCAGGAGCATTACAGCAGGGACTTGCAGGACAAGGCGCGCTTACTGCACAGGGTCTTGGTATGGGTCAGCAAGGACTTGCAGCCCAGCAACGTGCTGCCGCTCAGGGCACACAGTTTGGATTACAAGGACAACAGCAAGGATTCCAAGCTGCTCAGGCTGGTACACAGCTTGGGTTGGCTGGCCTACAACAAGCTGGTCAGTTGGGTCAGCAGGGTTATGGCACGATGGGTCAACTGATGGGACAACAGCAGGGTGCTATAGGCGCACAGGGTCAGGGATTTGGTCAGATGGGACAACTTGGTGGCCAGATGGGTCAACTTGGTGGACAGCAGAGACAGCTAGGTCAGCAACAACAACAGCAGCAGTTGCAGAGACTTCAGGCGATGGAACAGGCTGGTGCTCGTACTCAGCAAGAACAGCAACGGGACTACGATATCGCCTATCAGGATTTCCAGAGACAGCAGCAACATCCTCAGCAACAGATCGACTGGCAGTTGGGTGCGATGAGTCAGTTGCCGTATCAGAACACACAGGTAATCGGTGACTATGGTCAGACACCGGGCCTTGCATCAGACGTAGCTGGGGCAGTAGGTGCCACGGCAGACTATAATGCCAGACAGACCGTGCCTGACGCAGGTACTGATGTCACAGGTACTGATGTCACAGGTACTGATGTCACAGGTACTGATGTGGCTGGTACAGAACCCGATCCAACTGATATTACCGATTTCCAACAAGATCCATCGGCAGTGCAAACTGAGTGGGCGGGGGGCGGATATCTATCAAGTAGTGGCATCCTAGCACCGTACCATAAGAAGCTTATAGACGGGTTGTATGCTGGTGGGAGGATCAATTACTAATGGGCATTCTTGACGAGAAAAGATATGCGGACAACATGACCCGCAGGGAAGTAGCGGATGCACTAAAGAATGGTCATCCTCTGATTGCGGGTTATTTGGTGGCTGATGCGGCCAAACAGATGCAGGAGAATGATGCTTTATTGAAGGTGCTGGAACAGCAATCTGGAATGTCACAACCCGGTCAAAGTATCACTGATAAGCTGGAAGCATATCTGCGTAACCCGGATGCAGCCGAACAACAGAAGCCCGGAGGACCGCCCGGAGGACCGCCCAGAAGGCCAGGGCCTATGCCACAAGGTGGACCGCGAGGGGCGGGTGACCCTATGCCTGGACCGTCAGGAGCAGGTGGTCCCATGCCTGGACCTAGAATACCGGGAGGAGCAGGTGGCCCCATGCCCGGAATGCTGCGAGGTCCACAAGGAGCGGGTGCTCCGATGAGGCGTGGCGGCATAGTCGGTTACCAAGAAGGCGGATATGCAGATGAGTCGGACTATGGTGACTTTGAGGATGAGGATGACCCAGGTTTCTGGGAAGGAACCCTTGATTATGCGAAGGAGCATCCATGGAAGACTGCTGGCAACGTAGCACTGGCAGCTTCGATGTTCGTGCCGGGTGCAGGCTTAGTAGCTGGTGGGGCCAGAGCGGTGCCATGGGCGTTGAGGGGTATAAGGGGTCTTGCAAAGGCACGGCAGGGTAAAAAGGGCCTAGCCGGGCTAGGCCAGGTTGTAAAGACTGGTGCGGCTGGAAAGAGTCTAACGGGAAGAGCACTTGCTCGCATATTCGGTGGTAGGTCCACATCGCCTGCAATGTCCGGTTCTCGTGGTTTTACGATGCCAGGACATACCGGCTTCACGGGGAGAACATTGCGGGATCGTTGGTTGGGGAATCCGGCTTCGGAGATAGGCTTCAGTGCTCTTGGAAGACGGGCTCTCGGGAGGGGAGCTATGGCCATCGGGGGGGCTTCTGCTTTGTCCACCCTGGCGGACCTGAGTGATGAAGAGATTGAGGCGTTAAGTGCTGAAGAGATTCAGGCGTTGAATGCTGGGCGTAGATTCCCTGGTGGCCCTGGAGCAGGAAGATCTCCAAGCCAAGATATATTTGACCAGATAGAGACATACAGAACTACGGCTGGTATCCCGACAGAAGCAGAAAAGAACCAAAACAAACTAGATGCGGATCGTGCTAAAGAGCTTGGAGATTATAGGGCTGGAATTGCAGGATTGAGGCCCACCGACGAGCAATATCGTCTACGCGGCAGAGGTGTCGGGTTCGGTGCATTGAGCAAGGCTCTTGCTAGAACCGGCGATCCTACAGAGCGTCAGGATTTCGGGCAGATAGGGGAATCTATCCGTGGCGAGACAGACAGACAATTGGCTGAGAGGCTGGGCTTTGAAGATAAACTTGCCGGTATCGATACGAGCATCTATGGCGTCGAGAGTGGGTCATTAGGAAGACAGGCTTTACTCTCACGGGCTGGCCAGGCGTATGAGATGCCTACACTAGAATTGATGATGCAAGAGAGGCGGGATGCGGCGGCTCATAGGCGTGCAGTGGAGGTAGCTAATATCCAAGCAGGGGGAAGGAATCAGGCAATGATTGCACGCCTCTACGAG